CTCGTGGGTCAAGAACTCTTGGAATTTCGATATTTTTGCTTTTTTTCCCTTGTGTTGTCAAATTTGTTTTTCGGGTATTTATAGCTGTCGCTGCCATTCTTAACCTCTCAACCAGTTCGGCTTTTTTCTTTGCACTTAATGCACCGCCTCTTTTTTTACGTGTTCTCTTATTTTTCTTTGTACATGACTTTTTCAATTTCATTTAATATATTAATTGCTTAGATTTAATATATTAAACGCTCATCATTAATCCTGCTCTTCCACTTTTAATAATTAAAACATTATATCTTTCTTCAAATACCTTCATATCATAATTATAAGAATTCAAAGAACCCGTATTTTTACGAAACCCAATTGGATTAGAACTGGCGTCACAAATATATTCCACTAAAGCTCCCATAGGATTAAAAGGTGGTTCAATGGTATTATATTCCATACTTACCTCGGCAAATCTATTAACATTCATGGCTCCTGAAGGTTGATATTCTTTCTTGTTACTATTTAAACCAAATTGATACATATATAATCCATCTTTAGCACCGCCAGTAGAACGGTTATATTTTTCTATATAATTGAAAATACCAGAATCCAATACCTTTTCTCTATATACACCTCCCATTAGGATACCTATTTCGGAAAGGATTTCTTTTTGATTGTGAGCATAAGTTCCTATCGGACCAGTTATATGAAAACTATTTGGATTAGGTATTTCATTACCTTCTAAAAGTGGTAAATCTTCATTTAACGCTTGGGGTTGAACATTTTTATACGCCCAATTCGTATAATTGGACCATTCGTTTCGCGTAAGAGCATCACTACGTCTAAAACGAAACATATATCCGGATAATAAATCACGACTTTCCATCTCGATGATTTTGGAACCAGCTTGTCCTAAAAAATCATATTCTTTTACTTGTTTCAATAATATAGTATGTGTATTTTGAGCCATAGTTCTTCTTTCTTCTTGTCCAAGGAACACATACGTTCCTACTAAATGAACATCACTGTTCCAATCATTACGATTTTGGTTATACAGTTCCTGACTTGCGGCTACATCTTGCGGTGCTTGTAAAAATCTCCATAATTGATTATCAGGGTCGTTTGGATTTGGAGCTATACGATAACTAATACACGTATCATTTTGAATATCTGCTATATTATTTAATGTATATAATTGGTATGTTGGTCTAAATGTTAATCTAATACTAACTTCTTGATATTGCAAAGCTACTAAAGGTAAAGCCATTTTACTGGATTCGCAAAAAAACGCATCAAGTGGTATATAAATTTTTCTAGACCGAATACTTGGTTCAACGCCCGATTCATCTATATACATGGCGTTTGGATATACATTAATGTTACCATTAGCACTTGCTGGGTCATTGATTTCAGGGACATTACCAGTCATTCTATTCCATAAATCCTTTTTAGCATTCGTAAAATCTCTTTCTTTTACACAACTTAAATATTCGCCTGAATATTTGGCTAAAGTTGTTCCGCCTGTATATATTTCAACTTCTCGAATCATATTAGTTCCTATTTCATCTATCCATCTAAATTCATAAGGTATTAAATTTCTACCCAATTGATTTTCCCCTTTATACAATAATGGACTATATATATGAGGTAATGTTACACAAACATAAGTGTCGTATAATAGTTCCGCATATCTTGGAACTTTAAAATCTAAAATAGTTGGTGTTGTGAAATTTAATACGCGATTACCTTCAAAATCTATTCTAAATCTTTGTAATCCAAAATTGGTATGCTTTTTAAATACTGCTTTAAAAAAGGTTTTTTTAGGATTACCGTGAATAACGATATTTTCATTTCCTGCTGCCGTGAGATTCATTAATCCGCCTGTCATTGTAATAAAATATTTATATATTAAAATTTTAAATCGTGATATAATTAATTATATTAAATTAATTATGTATATAATTAATATATGAACTTTGAGAAAATAGCTATAATGTTAGCCTGGATATTATTTACTTGTTTTGTCGCATTCATGGGTACTTTTTATATTCAGAGAGAAATGGCGAAAGGCGCACAATTAGCAAATAAATACGCAAATATGTTAAAAGATGAAGGATTCACAGGAAAAAGACTTATTGAAGGTTTCTCGGCTGCTACATCATATCAAGAAATAAATAGCCAACCTCTTGTAAATTTTTATATAGCCAGTTGTTATAATTCTTGTTGTACTGGAGAATTTCAAAACGGTTACGTAGATTTAAAGGCATTGGAAGCCATTCTAAATCACGGTGTTAGAGGGATTGATTTAGAAATATATATGTCTCTTGAAAATCAACCAATAATAGGTGCAGGAGTCCATCCACAAATTAATTCAAAAATAGCTTGTCAAAAACATAAATATGATTCAAAAGGTACATATAATCACATTACTGTAAATGAAGCTTTCGCACTTATTAAAAATTTGGGTTTTTCTGGACCACCTAATAGTAATGACCCTTTATTTCTTAATTTAAGAATAAAATCCTCCGGTAATAAAGACGGTTTATACTCAACATTGGCTGATTTAATTGAAAGACATTTTAAAGGATATTTATTAGGACCTTCATTCGCAAGCGAAGGTAATGATAAACTTATTGGTAAAAATTTAGCACAGACGCCATTAAAATATTTAAAAAGGAAAATAATTATTATGGTAGAAGATTTTTGCGATGATTATAAACAAAATAAAAGATTTTACGCATTTGTGAATTTATCACCTACATCATCCGTAAGTCCTAAAGGTAAGATTCGCGTAGAAACAGGATTCTCTGTAGCCAATACCGTATCATTATCCGAATTCAAAAAGGACAACTTAAGGTCTTTATGTATGACGTATCCTTTAAATAATCCTGAAAATAATATGGTTGATAATTCAAACTGGCAATCTCATCACTCGTATGGATGTCAATTCGTATTTATGAATTATAGTAAATTGTCTGAAAAATCACAGGCTGGACAACGCATGAAAACATATAATCAAAAATTTAGAGGTAAAGGGAAACAAATTATATTGAAACCAAAAGAATTGATGTGGGGACCAAGAGAAATACCAATGCCAAAACCAATGAACAAACCTGAAGAAGACCCAAGTGTTCCACAAAAAAGATGTAATGAAATCACTGGCGAATGTACTAAAGTTTAAATATATTAATTATCTCATTAATTAATATATGCCTAAGAAACTACCAAATTTATGTACAAAAAATATGACATTTGAAGAATGTGAATTAGCTATTGTTAGACAGGCTGTTCAAATGATAGAAGATAAGGCTGGTAAAAAAAAAATCGATACTCCCGAAATAAAAGATATTATTCGCATAGTTGAAGAATTTTTACAAGAAACAAAAAGAATTTGTTATGGTGGAACTGCTATTAATAACTTATTACCCATATATGAACAATTTTATAATAAAGAAATTGAATTACCCGATTATGATTTTTACTCTCCTGATCCATTAAATGATGCGAAAAATTTAGCAGATATTTATCATAAAAAAGGTTATACCGAAGTTGAAGCAAAATCAGGTATGCATCCTGGTACATTCAAAGTGTTTGTTAATTACATACCTGTTGCGGATATTACCTATTTACCTCCACAACTTTATAAAACTTTAATGGATGATTCTCTTAGTGTGAATGGTATTATGTATTGTTCTATTAACTATTTGAGAATGTCTATGTATCTTGAATTATCGCGCCCGCAAGGAGATGTGAGTCGCTGGGAAAAGGTTTTAAAACGGTTGGGATTATTAAACAAACATTACCCTCTAAGGGGGAAAAGTTGCGATATCGATTCCATTCAACGATTATTTGAATATGGTATGAAACCAACTATCGTAAAACGAAGTAAAAGAGGTGGAAGCAAAACAAAACTTCAAGAAGATGTATTTTTAAATAAAATAGAAGATAAGATTTTCTTTGTTGTTAAAGATACATTGATTAATCAAGGGTGCGTTTTTTTTGGAGCATTCGCCAATAGATTATATTTGAAAGAAATCCCAAAATTAAGAAAAAAAAATGTTCCGCGAATTCCCGATTTTGATGTTTTATCTGAAGACCCAATCGCGTGTTCCAGAATAATCAAAGAAAGATTAAAAGATATCGGTATTACTGATGTTGAAATCGTAGAACATGAAGGAATTGGCGAAATTGTAGCACCTCATTACGAAATTGTTGTTGGTGGTGAAACGGTCGTTTTCATTTATAAACCTCTTTCTTGTCATAGTTATAATGAAATACGAATAGATGGACAATTCATCAAAATTGCTACTTTAGATACTATGTTGAGTTTCTATTTAGCATTTTTATACAGTAATAGAAGTTATTATGATGAACAGCGTATTTTATGTATGTGTGAATTTTTATATAGGGTTTTAGAGAAAAATCGTATTAATCAGAGTCACGGCATTTTAAGACGATTTAGTATGAATTGTTATGGGACAGCTCACGCCAAAGAAGAATTATTAGCAGAAAAATCACGAAAATTTAATGAATTAAAAGATAAAAAAAATACTGAAGAATATGAATGGTATTTCTTAAGATATTTACCGGGAAAAGAGAAGCCTGTTCGTAAAAAAAGAAAAACTGTAAAAAAAGCTCCAAAGAAAAAGAAAACTAAAGCAAGTACAAAGAAAAAGGGTAAAAAAACTAAGGGTAAGAAAAAGGGTAAAGCTAAGAAAAAGGTTAAAAGAAAAAAGAAAATTAGAAGCCCTTTTTTATAAATATTAATTATATCAATTAATATATATATATATGAGTTCATTAGCAGTAGATAATACAACAACAATAAGTGAATCGTCAAAGGATTTACATTATTTTATAGCATGTATAATACCATTTTTACCTTTGATAGATGAAAATGATGATGATGAAATAAAAACAATTATAACTGAAAATAAGGAATCCATTCAATTGCATCCTACATATGTAACAAATAAAATTTTGTTTGGGACAAAATTAAAAGATACCCCCGAGTATGTAATAAATTTTGATGATATAATTATGCGAATGCTTTATATTTATTTAAAAAATATGAAAATGGCAGAATTGGAAGATCATTCGAAAAAAAAGGGTGGTAGGAAAAAGGTTGGTGGTGGTGGATGGAAAGATATATTAAACGACAAAAAGAAAATGTTAGCGATTTTACAGGCTGTGTTTGGTATATTTTTACTATATATTGGTATTTCAAAATTTATTGATGTCCAAAATAGAACCATAATATCAACATCAACGTTGACTACAGTAACTCCTTCTGAAAGTGATGATATAGGCACGGCATTGGCTTTAACTGAGGATATTTTTCCAGCTGGGCAGGAGGGACAGACCGCATTGACCAAGATGGGAATTACTATGGATAAACAAATTATGTTTCCTAAAATAAATTTAGCGCCCGCGGTACAAGAACAAATAACATCAATAACGGTAAAAGATTTTATAAAGGGTGCTTTGGGGTATGAGAGTAACGTTTACGCCAATTCTCTTATAATATTTGAAAAAGAGGCTACCGAACAAGGTCATGCGTTGTATAAAGACATTCTTAAAAAAAATTTACCCATAATTCAAAAAGAGGTAGCCCAAAAGTTTTTTGATACAACTCAGTCTGGTGTAGAACTTAAATTTGGTGATTTCACGGAGATTGAGGAAGAGGTATTCCAGCAAATAAATCAAATGTCTTTAACGGATAGAATTTTTAATTATTATAAATTTTCAGTTACGGGAAGGATGACTGACCTCGTAAGGGCAACAAAAAGTGCTGTTGGTACTTTTAAAATAAGTGTAACAGCAGAATTAGACAAAGCGAAAGCCGATGCATTATATAAAGCGGAATCATTTATTATTAATACTTTAAGAGATATTGTTACGAGTGGTCGGGTTATACTTGTTGGTCTGGGTTTATTGTCCACTGCTTATGCTACATTAAATGCGGATAAAATAGCAGAAAGAACTGGTTTGGCGGAATTCTTAGAGTGGAATAATTTAACCGATGAACAAAAGGAAAGGTTTAAAACTATGGTTCATAAATTACATACTGACCTGAAAAACCCGGATCCTGATCATAGTGCTATTACAAGAAGTAATCAAGCACAATTGATGAACGGGCTTGGAGAGGGAGGGAGAAAAAGACGCCGAAAAAAAACGCGTAAAAAAAGACGCAAAACACGCCGTAAATCTAAAAAGAGAAAAACTAAGCGAAGAAGAAAGAGAAAGAGAAAGACTAAGAGAAGAAAAAGAAGACGCTAATCAATAGAGAAAGAAGTATTGCAACCACATTTACTTGCGGCGTTTGGATTATTAAATTCAAATTTTTGACCCATTACATCATCTTTCCAGTCTATTTCTGTTCCAATTATATAAAATAATGATTTTGAACACACTACAATTTCAACATCATTTTTTTTAATTACTTCATCTAATTTATTAGGTTTTTTATTAGTGGGTTCCATTACATATTCAAATCCGTTACATCCTCCACCCTTTACACCAAACATTATTCTTTGTACATTGTGTGATTTGATTATGTTTTTTAATTTTGGTAATGCTTTATTTGTTATTGATATAACCATTATATACGATAGTTATATTAATATATTTAAGCAGTGAAATCCCAAATAGCATCATAATCTATAGGTCCAAATTTAGGATTTGGGTTTTGTGGTTTGTAATCTGATTTATAACCTGTTTTGGAACCACCTAATCGGTTATCTTTTACACCGAATAATCCGGTAGTTTGTTTTGTAGAGAATAATCGCGATTTTGCGTAATCTACAGTTTCAGCAGTTTTGGTATAATTATTAGCCAATGAATGTAAATCTCTCCCCATTTCATCGACTTCTACCAATACTTTATTACATTTACCCACGCAATGGGCTTCTGTATCTCTACAACCGTCGCGCTTAGGGTCATATGGATTACCAGGACCACTTTGGTCATAATTTAAATAATCTTTATCGCCACGTTTTTTACAGGTATAATCGCACTTTCTATAAAATTTATCTTCACCATTGACTACCATTCTAATAATGTCTTTTTCACAATATTCATTTAATACCCTTGGTTTTATGCAATTTCTTGGACATAAATTGTCTGTGCTATTGCTCGCGCTAACTACTTCATTTTGTTCTTGTCTATCTTTTTCAACTTGTTTTTGTTCTTGTTTTTGAACTGGGTCGGGTGCGTATATTGGTTCTGCTCTTTGAGCCGCTTCTTCGGGTTTAGCGTAAGGTCCTGGAATAGTCCAAGTGGGGCAGGCTATTTTTTGATTAGCAGTCATCATCATTGGAGATATATCTCTACCGCTGGACATTCCCAACGCTTTTGCTAATTTTCCGGATGATGTTCTGGTCATTTTCTTTAAATAAAAATCATCTTTTCTTTTAAGACCAGTTAAATCAGAAGAATATTTGTCGATTGCTGCTTGTGCTGATAAACCCTTTGCTATTTCAGCATTCATTTTATAATATGCTAATGGAGCTATCTGTCTAAAACTGGACCATTCATTATCAAAAAGGTTTCCTATAGCATTTTTTAATTTTCTTGGTTTTGGCTTACAATCACAATTAGTATTGTCGTCAACGCATAAATCTTTGACCGTTTTAAAATATTTTCTTAAGTTCTCTTTGGTCCTGTGTTCTGCTTGTAATCCTACGATAGTAGAGGCGGATCCTGTAGCGAAGCCTTCTTTTTTACCTTCTTCCATTGGTATAAATTTAACATAGTCTATTTCTCTTCTACCTCTTTCTGTACCCGTAGTTTCATCATTATAATTAGCGTAGTTTGTGCCTATAACTTTTAAATCACCAGAGGGAACACCTTCATTTTTAATATTGTGAATTATTTTTTCATTGATATAAACCTTAACATCGTGTCCTTTTTTTCCTTTACGAATAGAGTATTTAATAACGTAAGGTCCTTGTTCCAACATACGTTTATAATTTTTACCACTTTTACCTTTAAACACTGAACCATCGGCGGAATATCCATCTCTATACACACCCATGGTCATTCCCGAATTATTAGCATCAGTGGCCAATCCCCAATTACCCTGAACTGTATTATGCAATAGTTGTCCTGACGGAATGGATAATTCAACATCATAATTATCTAAATTTGGTAAGGTAACTAATGCAAATTTATTAGAATTAAAGATTTTTTCTTTATGACTTACAAATGTTTCAGGCATTTTACCAGTTCTTACCATTATTTCCCCATCAACTAAGAAATGATAAAATACCCAAATGATTAAAATTATACTTAATACACTCCAAAATTTCATAGCATAATGTATAGTTCCGTTGAATATATTTTTAAATATTTCAATTACTTCGCCAAACATATATATATTAATTACAGACATAATTAATTATTGAATAATAAATAATTAATTAAATATAATCCTTGTATTGGGTCTATTGAAAGATGGAAAAGCACTATAAAATGACCAATAATAATTATTGATAAAAGAAGTATCAAATAAATTATATTCTTTAGTATATCTTGATATATCAGCAAATAGATGAGTACCTACCCAAAATACGGATATTATTAATAAAAAAGTGTATATTTTATTATTCATTATATATTTAGCTCCTAAATTATTAAATATATTAATTATTATTCTATAATAATAATATCGTATTTTATATATATGGCAAATGATAAATCAATAACAGAATCAGAAGCGGAAAAGATGATTAAAAAAAACGAAAGAGAAATTGATAGGAAAAAGAAAGAGGAAAAGGATGAGAAAAAAGTGAAGAGAGAGAATTATTGGGGGCCTACCGATAAAGATGAAAAAGAAGGATTTATAGGAATTAATACCGATAAAAATCGCAATCCTACAACGCGTGTTATAAATACGGTTATAGCGGCTTTAAATATAATTGCCTTAGTATTTATTTTTTTATGGATTCCGAGTTATTTATGGGTTACATTAACAGAATTCAAAAGGGCTCCTGGGTACAGTGGAAATCAGGTATCTGGTACAGATCCTTTTAAACCACCATATACTAAGAAGGCTCCACCTGGAGTAAAATCGGCGAGTGTTTATGAAATGGGGGATATGAGTTATTTTGATTGTAGAAAACACGGATGGCCATACTCATGGGCACAAGAAGTGGATGATACGGGGGAAGGTGATTTTATATATCCCCATGCGATATGGGCAAACCATGTTAGAGATATGTTTGTCCAGGCAAGAAACATGTTTGATGGATTTTTAGATATATATAAATCAATTATTGGACCTTTACCTACGGTATTAAATCCAAAAGTTCCAAATACACCACAATCTTGGGGAGATACTTTCAGAACATTCTTTGGCGTTTTTTGGGTTACTATAGTAACATTAGCATTTTTAGCAATAGGAACAGGTTATTTGGCTAAAAAATATATAGGAATTCCATTAGGCATTCCATTTATTTCATTAATATACGCTACATTGATGATATTTACAGACGCGTTTAGAATGAGAGAATGTCAAGATAAGTCGATGGGATTATTCTGGAGTAAAATATGGTGGACACCTGAAAATGAAGACGGTTGGTTTGCTGGTATTGTTGCGAAATTGTGGCGATTAGCATATAGGGCCATATTAACAGGAATGATATATTCATTTAATACTGTTATAGCAATGTATATTTTACCATTATATGGAATTTATTGGTTATTTGGGAGACAAATGCCTCAAACGAATAAAACGGTGTGGTATGTGGTAAAAAAATTAATAAGTAAATATTTTATTATACTAACGCTTTTTATTTTATTAGGATTGGCTGGATTTGGAAATGCTGAAATGTATCCAGCTTGGTTTAAAGTAAAACCCACATTTTGGAAAGGTGGGCCTAAATGGAGAGGAGATTGGAAAAATGTAGCGGGACAAAGTTCTGATTATTGGTGGGGTTTTATGAAAAAAATAGGTGTGGGTTACCCATACGTTATTGCTATTCTAATGTTAATCGCATTAGTTGGTAATATTTTTTCATCTTTTATACCGTGGTCGGGTAAGTTGCCGGATAAAGTAACAGATAGAGTAGAATTAAATGAGTTTATAATACCGAAAGAACAACAATGGGCATATACAGGTCCTAATCACGCCAAATATGGAATGGACGCGTGGGGAAAGAGATGGATGGAACAAATTAAAGAAGGTTTGAAAATTAAGCCTCCGTGTGGTGATAACCCTAAACCTAAAACATCTTCGGCATCTGGTCCATCAACACAAGGGATGGTTTTTGATTCTGTTATGAAAGCAGCTAATAATCAACCAGCGGTTAAAATGGCAAGAGGTTTAAATGCGGCAGTCAATAATCCTGCTATCAATAAGAATGCCGCTATGGCGGGTTTGGCTTTAGCAGCAACGGGTGCTGCTGGACCTGTAGGTGCGTCTGCTACAGGTCGTGCTTTAGGTGCGGCAATGAGAGGAGGCAAAAAAAGAAAAAGTAGAAGAAGAAAGTAATATATTATATTAATTAATTAATTAAAGATATAAATTAATTAATACTAATGGGAAAGAAAAATAGAAAAAAAGTCAATAAAGGACATGTGGGGAGACCCTCTGTTAGTATATGCACACCCACATATAACAGGCGTGCTTTCATACCTACGTTAATTAAATGTTTTATGGAACAAGATTATCCACGAGATTTAATGGAATGGATAATAATTGATGACGGGGAAGATTGCGTTGAAGATTTATTTAAAGATGTGCCGTGTGTAAAATATTTTAGAGTGGAAGAAAAGATGAAATTGGGTAGAAAACGAAATTTTATGCATACAAAATGTACAGGAGATATTTTAGTATATATGGATGATGATGATTATTATCCACCAAAAAGAGTTAGTCACGCGGTTTCTCGTTTAATGTCTCAACCAAAAGCTGTGGCTGCTGGAAGTAGTGTGGTTTTCATTTATTTCAATGATTTAGAAAAAGTTTTTCAATTTGGACCATATGGTCACTCGCACGCTACTGCCGGAACTTTCGCATTTAAAAAGGAATTATTAAAAATAACCAGATATAATGATAATGCGGAAATGGCCGAAGAGAAAGAATTTTTAAAAAATTATACAATTCCTTTTGTTCAATTAGACCCGAGACACGCCATTTTAGTATTCGCGCATCAATATAATACATTCGATAAAAGAAAATTGTTAGTGAATCCTAATCCAAGATTTGTTAGACAAACCAATTTAAGTCCAGCCAATTTTATTAAAAATAAAGATATTTTAAAATTCTATTTATCTGTATCTATTAAAAAATGATTATAATTATTATCTCAATATTAATTATAATGACCATCGGAAGTTTTTTTTCAAAAACACTCAACAAATTTCATAAACAACCATTACCAGTAAAACTAATTATTGCCTTTGTGCTTATATTTGCACTAAGATATATTTATAACGAATTGTCTGGGGGAGCTTATTTGCAAGGCGACATGTTAGAAGGATTTTCAGGACAGGGTAAAGAATTTACTTTATTTTACTGGAAAGATTGCGGACATTGTAAAACCATGATGCCGGAATGGGACAAATTTATGAAATCCAATTCCAATCAAGGAGTTAAAGTTAATAAAGTAGAAAAAGATCAGAATCCTTCATTAATGGATAAAATGGGCGTTCAAGGATTCCCAACAATATTATTAACAAAAAACGGGGAAGTTCTCAAACCTTATGAAGGCGAAAGAACAGCCGAAGCTTTTCAAGCATTCGCAAATGCAAATTAAGTTTCAAGTAAAAAATCCATATATCTATAAAATCTTGAAATATCTAATTTATTTATTTCATAATTATCATTATCAAAAATATCTATAATCTCTTCAATTGTGTGGTTCTTTTTTAAATTCATAAAATATGAAAATAGGTCCTTTTTATCCATATTTAATTGCTTACATAAATTTTGAAAAAATAAACTATTATTATATTCTGTTGAATACTTTGTAAGAACTTTTGTAAATCTAACATCGCTCGGGTTATATTTATTTTTTTTATATTTTTTCTTTAATTTTTTATGTAACAAATAATTATTGTAAAATGTTTTAATCAACGAACTCATTTCATTAAAAACCCATATTTGCTTTTGAAATGTTATTCGATCTATATAATCTGAAAAACATATATTATCCAATACTTCTATATAAAAATTAATTATCTCATTATTATTATTTCCCCGAAATAAATCTATTATGTTTTCATGAAATAATAATGCTACACTTGTTCTATCTGTTTCATTCATTAACAAGGAATGGTCATCTATTTTATATATATTATTTAATAATTTCTTTGTAATTTCCTTGGTATCTTCATTGTAATTTTTTTTTTGAAATAGATTTTGTATCAATTGATTTTTCAATATACTCTGATGGGTGTTATAAATCTCATATGTAGACTTTAATTTTCTCAAATCGCCCTGTATAAATTCAACTATATTCGTTAATACTCCATTTTCTATTTTAGGCATCAACAATTCGATTAAATTTTTTATTTGTTCATTTGTTGGTTTTTTTAATTCTATTGAAGTACATATTTTCATCATTTCGCGAATTTTCTTATCTATATGATAATTGCCTATACATATTATAGGGGTCATTGTTATTTGTTCTTTTTTTTGTTTTTTTGTTTTCTTAGGACGAATTAGTTTTATCAACGAGTTTATACCTCCTTTATCACCTGAATTCATTCCGTCTATTTCATCCATAACAATTGCTATATTTTTAATTTTCTTTCTAAACATAGATATTACATTTTTATCAGACATATTATGCTTTGTTATCGTTTCTATTATACTTTTGTTTCTAACATCCCCCGCATCAAATTTTATAATGTCATAGTCCAAATCTTTTAATATTTTTTCAACAAATTGTGTTTTACCAGAACCAGGCGACCCATAAATATATAGACCCCTTTTCGTTAATAAATTAGATTTATTTTTTTCAAAATCTATTAACGCATCCTTTATTGTTTTCTCTTCATTTAATCTGTTTAATAATTGATTCATATTCAATTGTTCCATTTATAAATTAACATTCAGTTATATCTTTATTAAGAAAACTATAAATATTCTTTTATTATTTCTAAACATTTGTTTGATTTGTTCTCTATGCAATAAAAACTGTAAAATAATAATTTTGATTTATAATTGAAATTCTTGTATCTTTTTTTTTTCATTTTTTTCCAACTTTTGAAATTATCTAATAATACAAATTTAAATACATAATAATAATCATTCTTTATTAAACGACGAACATAGGTATCAAACGTAAATTTTTTCCCTAATTTCAGTTTATTTCCATATACAAATTCATTCATATATCCCAAATGATATTTATTATACTTTTCATAGTTTTTAGCAGATAATAAACATTTAATATGGTAAGGTATAAAACTATAAATATAACGTGTTATATCTTCAGGTAAAGTATTTATCATTATTAATTATAAATAATTATTTTTTATAATTAATACTATTAACAGTTTCCTTTTACATTTGAAATTCCGTCCCATTCAATTTGACAAGATTTTGCCCAACCGCATTTTTTTTTACGTCCTCCTAATCCTTGCCATTGTTTAGCTTTAAATGAATGTTCTCCATCGCATTTTCCATTTCCTAAACCTTTACTATTTTTACATTTGTGATCTCCTAGATTTTCCCAATAATCTGGACATGGTGGGACTTCTGGAGGATATAACTGATGTTCTTTAAATTTAGCCATCATTAATGCCGTTAGCGCCATTAAAATTAAAAATATTATCAATGCTACGTATGCTACTTGTTTTTGAAATGCTCCATCTGCCATATATTAATTATTAAGATATTTATTTTTTATTTATATAAATTTTATCTCATTTACTAATATAATGAATAACGGTAGAATAAATATAATGGGTCCAAATAAATCAGATATTTTCAAGTTATACGAACAGGTCCCACTTGATAATAAATCAACAACATACAAAAATGCTATGGCCGGCAATTGGCAATCAACCCCCTTATCGGAAGCTTTCTTTTCTGGTGATAACATTAGAATCATTCAAAATGCTGTTAAAGCTTCTGTCTATCACGCTTCAAAAACTATGTATGTTATTGGTGACCAAAACGAAGATACATTAAAAATTATTATGAGAAGCACATTTTTACAATATTCCTCTAATAAACCCGACCGCATTACAGAACAAATCGTTGCTTTAAATAAACTCGTTGTCGATTATTGTGCCCCACAGATATTAAGTGAAGCTAAAGCATATACCAGATATAAACACGATGTAAGCACTATCGCAACTCCTATGGAAAGACCTAAATCAACTATGCATACTAATACTTTATATTTCAAAGGTTGGTTTTAATCATTAATTATTACTTAATTTATGTAATAATTAATTATACTATACTTTAACAGCAACCGCTATCGCATCTAATTTACCATCGATACTATCCAATAATTTCATTTCTTCTTCTTTTACTTTAACAACTCTATCTTTTTTCAAACATTTTGATATAACTTTGTAACCTATTACGCTACCTATCGCACTTACAGCTCCCAGTAAAAAATACCCTATATATAACACCGTTTGTATATCTTTTTCGATTTTATTCATATCATTACTTAATTGAGAAAAATCTGCGTTTTGTAACGCCATTGTATTTACATCTACTTCGCTCATTTTGTATAAAATATATTCAATCTTTTAAGTAGTTTAATTTAATGCTTCTATTAAAATAGATTGATATAGACTTTTATGATCATAATACCACCACGAGCCGAATTCACCAATTAAAGAGAGTTTATCTTCAGGTGTAACATCCTTTTTTGTTAATTTATATAAATCTTCGACTCTATAATCACCATCATATCTTGGTATGGATATACAAACACGTTTGCGTTTTGGGGCTTCTCCATCAATATTTTCTTCATTGCCCCCAAAAACATCACTTACTATTATACCTGTATCAAGGACAGTTTCATATAACTTAGGATATCCTGCTTCAAACGCATGTCCATCCTCAATTCGTATATGAGAAAAAAATTCTACCATATCCCCTTTATTGAAATTCATATACATAATTAAAAAATTTATATTTATGTATATTTGTTTAAGCTTTTGTCTTCTTCTTCTTCACTTTCCTTTTCTTTTTAGTAGTTCCAATCAATCTTTCATTTCTCGCTACACAATATTTCTTATATTCTTTTTCAAAATTATCCAAATCTTCCAACCATAATTCCTGAATACTTGTTTTATTCAATTTCTTATATTCTTCCAATTTAACTTCTCTTTCTTTCAATAATTTTTCCATATTCTCTTCTTCTACACTATCTATAGTCATTGACCTCAAATACTTGTATTCTTCGTCTCCATCTATCGTCGCAAATCCTTTTGATTTCAATAATTCTATTACAACACCCTTTTTCTTCTTTCTCAAATCTAAAGTATCATCACATTGTTCTTTTATGAATCTCGCCTTATTCGATAAAATTGCTATTGTTCTGGACAATGCTTTCAATATATATTCTTTCCTGTCCTTATAACCCATCAACCTTATTGGATAATACTTTTTAATAATATCTTCAACCGTGTGATATTTATGAAGCTGTTGTTTTTCATCAAACAAATACATATTACTTGTCGATCTTGTAGTTTTTAATTTCAGCACCTTTTCCAACATATTTATATTATCATCTACTTTTTTACACATCAATTCCGATAATACGCCCGGCACAAATTTAATTTTAAAATCCACTGTCGCATCTGTACTATCATCCTGAAATCCTCTAATAATTGGTTTCCTTTTCTTATCATCCATTAAACTTTCCAAATCCTCTTTGAAATTAGTAGTCCAATACCCCACAGGCAATTCTGTAATTCTAATCGTATCTGATGAAATTAACTGATACTTCCCTTTGAATATATATTTCAAATAGGTCTTTCCATCATCCTTATTTACAAAAGTAGTTTTTATTATATCGCCTTTGAAACCTTCATAATAAGGCAATATTTCTGGAAAATTTTTTGTTTCGCCTTTAAGAAGCATTTTTACATATTTACATAACGCTCTTACATCATAAGACATTACATCTTGACTAAAACCTGTTCCAATCCCTTTACCACCATTCACCAAAATCATTGGTAAAACCGGCAAATAGAAGTCTGGTTCTACACGCGTTCCATCATCGTCCAAATAATTCAAAATTTTATCATCGCTCTCCGGAAAAACAAATCTTGTTAATTTATTCAACATTGTAAATATATATCTTTCACTCGCATGATCTTTTCCTCCTCCCAATCTCGTTCCAAATTGACCATTGGGCATCAATACATTGATATTATTTGAACCTACAAATTCTTGAGCAAGTTTTACTATCGCCATATTTAAACTCATCTCACCATGATGATAACACGAATGCTCAGAAACATAACCCGAAAATTGTGCTACTTTAATTTCCTTAGACAAATTTCTTTTGAAAGCAGCATACGCGATTTTTCTCTGACTTGTTTTAAATCCATCCACCAAATTACATATAGATCTTTCACAATCATATTTCGCAAAATGAATTAATTCTCTATCTATAAAATGTTCTACCGGACATTTCTTTTTATTTACATCTAATCTAAGATTTCTATCGTAGCCTCCCAACCACTCCTTTCTATCATCTGCTCTTGCTTTATTAAACGCCTTATCCACAGAATCTTCTGATATATCTCCTGTAAAATCAAACATTATAAATTTCTTTTTAGCAAAATATTCTTTGAATTCTTTACCTGTACTCGTTCCCAATCCTTTATAATATTTGATTTTCCAACCCTTACCTCCATTATTCTGCTCTTTCCAAGTTTCATACTGTGTCTCGTTATAAAATGATTTTTCACTCTTACCTTTGGTAGCTTTAATAATTGGAGTATTCATGTATCCTAAGAAATCATTCATCTTGAATAAATCGTTCCATTGTGAGCTAAATAGATTAAGAGTTAGGCCTTTAATATGATGCCCATCCAGGTCTTGATCTGTTAGTATCATAATCTTACCATATCTTAATACCTTATACATATCCTCTTTATCTTTAAATGTTTTACCTGTTTGTAATCCCATTATTTTTTTAATATTCGCTATCTCTGTATTATTATTTATCTTACCAATAGCCGAATCCCTTGTATTTAATAATTTCCCTTTTAAAGGAAAGACACCATACCAATTTCTATCTTCCTTTGTAAGACCCGACATTACTCCAGCTTTAGCTGAATCCCCCTCAGTTAATATGAGGGTACATTGGTGAGAAGATGGACCCCCCGCTTTATTCGCATCTACTAATTTTGGTATTCCGCGAATGCTACGACTTTTCCTTCCGTCTGTGGTCTTTGCCTTCTTCATCTGCTTCACTTCATTCAAACTAATAGCAGCATCCATTACACCCATTTTAGCCAATTTATCAATCACTTTGTCCGTAATCTCAAACTTTGACCCAAATTTACTATATGGCGTATTCATATAATCTTTTGTTTGTGAATCAAACGCTGGATTCTCAATCATACAATTTACAAAAACTATCAATTGTTCTTTAATCGTTGTCGCTTTTACAGTAATCTTTTTCTTTCTTTTAATATATTCTATCATCTTCTTAGTTATTTGATTGGTAATATAATCCACGTGTTTACCCCCTTTACCAGTATAAATACCATTCACAAAACTAACTTGTGAAAATTCATCCAGAGGCGATAACCCCACAATACATTCCCATCTATCTGATTCTTGACTAATTCTTGGAGCATCTTCCTTGTCCCCAATATACATATCCACATATTGTCCAAACGAATTAATATCAATATCCTTTCCTTGTATCTTAACCTTTAATGATTTTGATGTAACCGCCGCAATATCAAATGCCCTCTTCCTCAACAAACTCCAGATATCCGAGGTCATCGCGTCCAATCCAAATTTAGCATAATCAGGCATCCATCTCACTTTCGTATATGGTTTCCCCGTGTATTTTTCTATCTTTGGTGGATGAATCTTTGATAAATTGCTTTCTACGCGCTGAGTATATTTCAATTTGCGAATATGATCTATTGTCTCTATCTCTCCCCATTTCGCAAATACAAATACCAGTTTAATACCATAACCATTCTTACCTCCTACTAATTTCTTTTCTTCGTCATCATAATTAGTTGAAGTTCGCAAATGCATGAATATCATCTCCGGAATCCATAATTTATCTTTAGGGTGCATAGCAATATCAATACCATTCCCATCATTCATAATTTCAATAACGCCATCAATACAACTAACCTCTATATTCTTTACCAGGTGTTTCTTCTTCTCCTTAGATAATTGCATTCTTATCGCATGATCTCGCGCATTCACTATCGCCTCATCAAAACATTTATATAAACCAGGAACCCACTTCACATTTCTGTGTTCAAATTTGGTGTTATCCTGATTTAATGCCCACGTTTCAAGGTCGTCAACTTCAATAGCACCTATATAAGTGTCTGGTTTTTTTCCTATATGTTCTAAAGCAGTCATGGACTGATATTGTTTTTCCAACTTTTTATTCATGTTAGCCATTATTATCATATCCCATTTACTTTTATATCATTTCAATTTTATAATTAATATTATTTTTTGATATTAATAATAACCAAACCATCCCCACAACCACCTTCGCCACGTATTTACACCTCTTCTATCCATTTCATTTTTGAGTCTTTCTTTAGCTTCTTTCAATAATCTTTCAAGGTGATGCACTTCATCGAACGTTTCCATTAATCTATTTCTCATTATAAAATCCGTAATTATTTCCATTTCTTCTTCCGGTTCCATCATATATTTACTTTAGAACAAAAAAATGCGTTTAATTAATTATTTTCTGTATAAAATATATAATGGTAAATAACGCTTACAATAAAAATGGAGCAACCATGGTTGGGGGTAGCAAATACTCACTTACCGTCGGTTCCAGAGCTCAAGTTTGGAATGGAACAGCATACAAAACTGGTTATGGTAAAAAAGGTTTGAAAAGATCAGACTTGATTAGAAATAAACACGGTCGTATTGTTTCAAAAAAGAAGCACGCTTATGGTAAATCAAAAGGTCTTAAACAATTACACGCTAAAGGTTACTTTACTCGTAAAGGTCATTTCGGTGTTGTTAAGAAAGGTAGCAAAACCGCAAAGAAAGGTCGCAAAAAGGGTAAATCCAAAGGTAAAAGATGCAGACACAAATCAGGTAAAAAGAAGGGCAAATACAAGAAATGCAAAACCAAGAAAAGACGTTAAATAATATTTAAAAACCTATTAAATATTATTATACATACTATTATAATGAATTATATTAAAAATTGTGATGGTATTGAACTCTTAAAACAACTACCAGATAAATCTATTGACCTCGTATTAACTGACCCACCTTATATAATTTCTCGTGATTCAGGAATGAATAAATTCACTGAACAAGTCAAACATATTGATGACGAAGGAAAGGATGTTAAAACAGAACAGGAATGGAATGATTATAAATTGAAAAACAAATTAAAAGATGATATGTACAAAGAAAATTATCTGAAATATGGTAATACATCCGGTAAAAAATATGGTTATAAGACTGATTATGGTGATTGGGATAAAGATTTCACTATGGAAAAATTAGAAGAATTTATACAATTATATTATAAAAAATTAAAAAAAGGAGGAACTTGTATTATATTTTTTGATTTATGGAAAGTATCGTATCTTAAAGAAGCTATGGAAAAATACAAATTTAAACAAATCAGGTTTATTGAATGGATTAAAACAAATCCTGTACCATTAAATCAATCGGTTAATTATTTAACGAACTCAAGAGAAATAGCTCTTCTCGGTGTTAAATGTGGTAAGCCCACTTTCAATTCAAAATATGATAAAGGAATTTATGAATATCCTATTCAAGGCGGAAAGAATAGATTTCATCCTACTCAAAAAAATATTAAGTTATTCGAAGATTTAATTAAAAAACATTCCAATGAAGAAGATGTCGTTTTAGATACATTTTTAGGTGGAGGAACTACTATTATCGCATGTAAAAATACTAATAGAAAACTTATAGGGTGTGAAATAAGTAAAGAGTATTATGATAAAATAAAATTGATTTAAATATTATTATCAAGCAATATTTAAATGACAGATTATCACGCTAAAGGACAATATTTTACAGAAGATGAATATTTACAAAATACTGTAACTGGTTTGATTTTTAATATACCATCTAAAATATTAGAACCTTCTATCGGTAGAGGCGACCTTGTAATGCGTGTTCAAAAAAGATTTAAAAATGTCCCTGTTGATATGTATGAATTAGATAATGAAATTGTTATGTTAGAAGGCATAAAAAAAGAAGAAATTGTATATGGTGATTTTATGATACAAAATATTGATGTTAAATATGATACTATTATAGGTAACCCGCCTTACGTTAAAACTAAGACAGGAAATCTATATATTGATTTTATAGACAAATGTTATCATCTTTTAGAAAATAATGGCGAATTAATATTTATTGTTCCAAGCGACTTTTTAAAACTAACAAGCGCTGTTAAAATCATTAAAGAAATGATGTTAAATGGAACTTTCACACATATCGTGCATCCCAACAAAGAAAATTTATTTAAAAATGCGTCTATCGATATTATTATTTTTAGATATTGTAAAAATAAATCCTTACCAAAAAAGACCCTATTTAATGGCCACGTTAAACATCTTATTCATACAAATGGAATGATTACGTTTTCAGATAGATCCGAAACAGAACAAAAAATATTTCAAGATTATTTTAAAGTAGCTGTTGGTATGGTTACAGGTAAAGAATCCGTATATAAAAATAAAGAATTAGGCAATATTCAATTATTAAATAAAAAAGGTGTAAAGGACGATTACATATTGGTTGCAGAATTTCCAACTGAAAAAAAAGAACTAAACGAATATTTATTGGAACATAAAGATACCTTAATTGGACGTAAAATAAAAAAATTTAATGAAAGTAATTGGTTTGAATGGGGTGCGCCAAGAAATGTGAAATTAATAGAGGAAAATATGGGTAAGAAGTGTATTTATATATCTAATCTCACAAGACAACCCGAAGTTGCCTTCATTGATAAAGTACAATATTTTGGTGGAGCACTATTAATGTTATTACCCAAAGAAGATATAGATTTAAAAAAAGTGGTTAATTATTTGAATAGTGAGAGTTTTAAGAAGAATTTTATTTACTCTGGAAGGTTTAAGATTGGTCATAGACAATTGTCTAATAGTATATTTAATGTTTAGTTTTCCATTCTGTAGGGACCTTGTTCCAAAAACTGTTTAATGATTTGATTGCACCACCAATAATGGTTTCATAGGCTTCATCCCATTTTCGTTCAACAGGAGGACATAACTTTTCTTTCTTCCAATTTACCTGTAAAATGTTACTTGGATTGATATTAACAACCCAATTATTTATTTGTTTTGCACCACGCACCATTATTTCAGAAGAATTTTTTTTATTAACGCATAAAAACCAGTAGTCTTTTTGTGGAATATCTGCTTTGTGGGCTTTTATCAATTCGTTCATTTTCATGAAATTCATAGAAGCAGGAAGTTGGTCTGCTTTTAGGTCAGTTAAAGCATAAACAATTCCGCATTTACTGAAGCAATTGTCTGTTCCTCCAAGACTTGTTTTAATATTAACGACATGAGTATCACCGTTATAATCTAAGACGGTCATATCTCCACATTTCCTGACTTTTACATCAAATACTCTGTCTTTATATGGTGAATTCCAAAGGGCAGTTTTTATACTTCCTTCATCTTTTAAACTACCTCCACGACCTTCACCTTCCACGGCGGCGGAAATCTGTACATTGTGTTTTTTTAACCATTCTGCGATATCTTGTAATATTTTTGGGACCATTGTTCTTGTATTTGGTATATTTTTTTGTAAACTCATCATTTATCTTTATATGTAGTGTATTATTAATTCAATTTTAAAATTGATTTAATAATAAATTATAATTTCATATAATATCATGGCTCAATTAACAGATAATATCCAATTGGTTATAGGCAATTCCTTGAATCTTTCTACTGAACACAAATTTAGAATGATTTATTTCGATCCTCCGTTTAATTCAGATAGAGATTATAAATTAAATCATAATAGTGATGTGGGATTTTCCGACAAATGGACGGATGCTGATTATGAAAAATTTATAAGTAAAAACATTGATAAGTTATATGATTTATTAGAGAAAGATGGGACATTATTCTTTCATATCTCATCTACTTGTATGTATATTCCTGAAAAGATTTTGAGAGCAAAATTTAAATTTGTGGAACCCATATTTTGGAAGAAATGTCGGTCCAAGAACAATGTGAAAAGTAAATTAGGTTCAGTTGTTGATATTATTTGGAAATGTAATAAAATAAAAAAATCTAAGTTTAACCTTGTATATCAAGAAAAAGACCCCACATATTTGAAAAATTCATTTAAAAATAAAGACGCTCGCGGTAATTATGCATTGGGTCACGTAGTAACAGAGAAAACAAAAAAAGGTTATGTGTATGAGATTAATATAGGAGGTAGAGTATTTAACCCAACGCAGGGTTGGAGAATAAAAGAAACAGCTTTAAAGCAGTTAATAGAAGATGATAGGATACACGTTCCTACTAAAGCAACCGCTAATTTATATAAAAAAATATATTTACACGAAAATCCTGGAAAACCTTGTACTGATTTATGGGATGATATTCATTCTATAAGTCAGGGAAAAGAAGGTAGAAAATATCCTACCGCAAAACCATTAAAATTGTTGGAAAGATTAATCCAAATATCTACAGATGAAAATGATTATGTATATGACCCGATGTGTGGTTCCGGGACAACTGCTCATGCAGCTCATAATTTAAATAGAAAATGTATTATAAATGATTTGAATGATGATGTGGTTCCTATTGTTCAATCGCGATTCCAATGAAAAAAGGTGTGTATAACCTGGTTTCTTTTTTATTTTGTTTTTTATTTTTTTAATAAGGGATAATTATTTTATCAGAACACGATTCAATGAAATCGTCGGTTTTGTCCTGTTGAATTTTGATACACACAACAGATGATTTGTTGGCTTTGCTATGGCCCAATAATGCTTTAATACCATTGTTGGTTGTAAGTCTTAACCTTAAATGGGTATTGACTTCTTCACCATTGCTTTTTTGTATCCATATTTGGCGCGATGTTTTGGCGCGTGCGGTCGCTTTTTTAAGGATATATTTTTCATCCTGTGGTCTTGTTTCGGGATTCAACAAGTTGTCTTTACCGAACATAATAAGGGACTTTGTTTTCTTATCATTGACAAGAATGTGTTCAGGATACTCTAAGGCTATTCCCGATATAATACCCTTAATCTTCGTTGAATCAAACGAGTCAAAACCACTATTTAATTTATCCGACAATTCTTCCCGTAATGGTTTTATATTTGTTTCGGTTAATTTTCCATGGTGTTCCTCCTTAAAGTTGTTAATTTCTTTTTTTACGGGTTCTGGAACATCTTTGGTGGTATTTTTATAGTCAAACGTCGCTCCTTTTTTGGAGTGATTCTTAATTGAAAATTTGTGGACTTTTGTTGAACCGTCGTCGTTTGTGGTAGTTGCTTCCGCATCTTCTGTGTGCTTGGTCCCACCAACTTGTCTCCAATCACATCGCTGGTTTGCGTTTTTCCCTTTTAAACGGTTATTAATGGCGTTATTCTGGTTTTCGTTTAGGAATTTTACAATATCCTTTTCGTTTTGGACACCTATCTCATGACTTTCTCCTTTTGTTGGGAATGGCATGTTTGTATAGTAGTTTGTTTTGTTTTTAATTTGTTTAATATGGAAATAGTATTGATACTGGAACTTGTTTAATGATTCAACATATAGATTAAAATCGTATCAATTTTTCAAGGTTTGTAGAACAAGGGTACCCTTGAGTTGCTGAAATAAAAATGATTTGAAAATACTATTTAAATATTATTAAACTACTATTATGACGACCAACATGATCACAACATCGGACCAAAAATTTAAATATGAAATAGAAAAAGCCGATCAAGAGCAAAAAGACGAGGTGATTAATACATTAATTAATAGGATTAGATCACTTGGGGAGGAGTATCCAGAATGTGCCGAAGCGTTGAATAAAATAGCAGAAGTGAAAGGTCTTACCAAGGCTATAGGAGATGCAGGCAATTCGGTCGCACAAAGCGCGCGTTCCAAAAGTGGAAAGAAGTTAGAACAAATTATTATTAACTGTATGCCTGATATATTCAAAGACAAAATAGGCATACAAGAACAAATCCACATTAACCATATTACTGGATGTTTGGCACGCAATCAAGAAGGTCATTATAAAGGAAAGGAAGACCTCATACCATACCTTAAAACTAATGGGGAATTTAAGGAAGGCGACAAGATTCCTTGCCTAATTTCCTCAAAGTGTTCTTTACGCGAAAGATTCAAACAAGATAGCGCATTAGGTAGTTCTATTGGTAAAGTATATCTTGTATCAAAAGCGAAAGAGAAAGACATTTCAATTGGAAAAATAACAGAAATGAGAAATAATGGCTGTTCGTTTGTTATGCCCGATTATATATATTATCCAAAGAAAAAACATTGGAAAGATATAAGAAATCAATCTATTACATTAGAAGAGATGTGGAAAGAGATCTATTTAATATTATCCAAGCAATAAACAATAAGTTGCCTTACGGCACTTTTTTATTTGCATAATAAAATTGATTTAAAATAACAACGATAAATATAATTAATCATGTCTAACGATAAACTAAAATTTATTGATCTGTTTTGTGGTATAGGCTCATTTCATTATTCATTTAAGAAATTGGGTTTTGAATGTGTAATGGCCAGTGATATATGCAAACCAGCACGCGATACATATAAACACAATCATAAATTGGAACCCAAAGGAGATATTTGCGGTATTGAAGCAAGTAAAATTAAGCCATATGATATTTTAACAGCTGGTTTTCCTTGTCAGCCATTCTCACAGGCGGGATACCGGAAAGGATTCGATGACGACAAAGATAAGAGAGGAACAATGTTTTCACAAGTAATGAAGTTTGTAAAAACGAACAAACCGCGTGTTGTTGTATTAGAGAATGTTGCTCATTTGCTTAAACACGATAATGGTAAGAGTTTTGAAAGAATTAAACAAGAAATTTCTGCCGAAGGATATAATATAAGACATAAAGTTTTAAAATGTAGCGATTATGGTATTCCACAAATGAGAAAGAGATTGTTTATCGTGGGAATAAAGAATGTAGATGATAAAAAAATGGATGAATTCTTCAACTTGAATGAATATGAAAGTAAAACTACGTTGAGTGACTATTTGGGTCATAAATTTGAGAAAGAAACAGCATATACAATAAGGTGTGGTGGTGGAAGGTCCCCGATAGATGATAGACATAATTGGGATGGTTATTGGAGAAATAATAATGGGAATAGAGAAGAATATAGATTAACAATACCAGATGCCTTGAAGCTTCAGGGATTTGAAAATTATGAATTGGTAGGAACACAAACGGCCAAGTGGAAAATGTTAGGCAATACAATACCAACTATATTTACAGAGATAATAGGTAAGCAAATTAAAAAAATGTTGTAAAAATATTTATTAATTATTAAATATTTTTTGCTATTTAAAATTGATTTAAAATATGATAAATTTTTTATATTATAAGATGTCATCGCAAGTATTTGCAAACATGTCGCATGAACAACATGCAAACGCCAACAGTATGGATCGTGTATTAACAGAAAAAGAATGGAAAAGGAGAGAAAAAGAGCTGAAGGAGGAGATGGAGAGAAAAATATGGAGTGATATTGCCCGTGGTCATTATACTCGAAATCCTGAAGAATATAAGATAAAATTTGGCTTGAATAAAAAAGG